CGCTCTCATCTTATCAAGATTGATTCTTTCCTCACCTTCTTCACGTTTTCTTTGATTTTCTTGTGCTTGAAGGTCTAATTCTCTTGCTCTTAGCTTAGCAATTGGATCATTATCAAATTGAGAAGTAATTTTCTTCTCTTCTTTCATAAATTCTTCCATCATGTCAGCAATCAGTTGTGCTTTTCTTGCTTCAATCTTTTCAGATATCATTTTTAACTGCATTTGCATTTGTGGATTTTGCATTGCTTGTGGATTTTGTTGCATTGCTATAATTTGTTGCATCTCTTGTCTAAATTCTACTTCAATTTGTTCTTGTGCCATTAGTGAAATGTGTTCAAAACAGTTTTTTTCTAATGAAGCCATAATCATCGGATTATTTCTAGCCATGTTTGTTGCCATAAAATTTAAATGCGAAGTTATGTGTGCTCTGTGGTCTTGACCAGGGAAAGCTTGGAATGGTTTCCCAGCGAGAGAGTCAATATGTTCTAACGCTGGGTCCTTCGGTGTGGGAACTTGTGGTCGCTTTAAAAGTTTATCAATATCTTTAACGCCTAGCGCTTCATACATATTTCTATACGCTTGATACAAATTATGAATTTGCGGATTAGATTGAGCCAGCTGCAGTTCCGACTGTGCGAGGGAAATACGCTGTGTCTGTGAGAAAATATTGGGATCCGCAACTGGCAATATATCTACTCTATCGTCAAAGTCCGTTTGTTTAATCATTCTTTGACCGCCAACAACATCGTAAGGATATTCTTGTGGTAGATATAACTTGAAAACTCTAGACATTAATTTGAATTCTTGTTTTAGGGCTGCATAAATTCTTTTGTGAATAGCAGACATTGTTCTGCTTCCTCTTTCCAACAAAGCTACTGTCGTACCCACTGCCGCTTGTTGATTACCCTCACCTACTTGCAAGTCTGCTATTGAAGCGAATCTTTGACCTGCTTGTACTACGACGCCCATAAGTGCTAAGAGTGTTTGCGATGGTTCTTTAAACGGAAGCATCATAAATGCATCTCTAATATTTCCGCCTGGTGCGTCTACGTCTCTAAATTCTCCAGGTTGTATAGATTGTGCATCATCTCTAATTCTGATTCCTCTTTGTTTAAATCCAGCAGGTAAATTAGATAATGTTCCTGCATCTAGTAGTTGTCTCAAAGCAGCTGTTGCTGTTCTTGATAAACCACCAATCATATGGATTAAACCAAAACCATAAAAACCTAAACCTGGTAAAAATTTAAAGTGCACAAAGTAATCTATTTTATTTTTTAATGGATCACCGACTTCGTAGTTTCTTTTGATTGATAAAATTTCTCTTGAGTTTTCTTCTACAGTTACAACGTAAGGCATTTTAATTCCTGTTGGTTCACCGTCTTCACCCATGTCTTCAAAACCTTCAAGATCTAAATGAACATGACATTCTAATAAATTAAATACATCTTCGTCTCTGCCTTTGCTTTGACCTTCTAGTTCTCGTTCTTTTCTTTCAACCTCTGTTTCATTAACTGGTCCTGGTTTTAAATCTATGTCTCTATAAAAACCAGCAACTTGTTGTTTTCTTAATTCATTTTCAGAAATTTGTACTCGATGTATGATTGATTCCGCATCGTCTAATGAGGTAGCTGTGTACGGAACAATCAAATCATCTGCAGGAACAAATTTAGAGCAAGCCATTGAAGCTGCTTCATCATAATATACTTTTTTAAAAGCAGATCCTGCTAACGGTAAATGAAATAACATTGAATCAAAATCTGGTTCATATTCTTTCATCTTTTCCATTATTTGGTAATTCATAAAATCTTTTACTCTTTGAGATTGTTGTTCTTTTTCTGGTGTTGGTACACCCAAAATTTGTGTTCTTACTGGTCCTTCTGCTGGTAATAATTCTTTGTAAGCTAATGATTGAAATTGTGTAACTGCTTCAGCTAATACAGGATGTGTTGCACCTGATGCACCTTGAAACGGTTCTGTTCTTTGATCGTATTTAAATCCTAATAAATCTAAACCTTCTCTGTAAGATCTTTCCCAATCTTTTCTAGAATTTTTATAGTCTTGATAATTTTGATAAAGTGTTGAACCAAGTCTACCTAATACATCATCAGGTAAATGTTCAGCTAAGTTGTCGTAATGATTTTCTCCGCCTTCGACAGATGCTATTGCAGGATCGTAATTAATATCTACAGAGCCATCTTCATTTTCTGTAACTTCTACAGGATCACCTTGTTCGTTAACTTCTTGTTGCTTTTCTTGTTCAGCAACTTCAATTTCTTCAGGTGATGGAACTTTTAACTCTTGCTCTACGTTCGGTAGAGACTTGTCTATGTCTGCCATTTATTTTCTCCAGTTTCACAGGTTTAACAGTATTATAATCAATAAGCAACCCCTGAGACTCAGGGCCTTTTTTAGGGGGTATTGTTTTAGTCAATTTCATCTAAACCCTCATCTCTTAATATATCAGCTTGATTTTCTGCTCGGCCTTGAGCCATGTCTGAATCGTACATACCTTTTTTTAAACCTGTGTCTCTTCCAAAAGCGTCTTTGGCTGTGTCTGTTACATTACCTGTAGTGTATTTTTCCATATCCGCTATGTCGCTTGTAAATAATTCATCTAGATCGTCTGCGTAAAAAGCATCGGTATCATAATCTTCTGGACCCATTGCAACATGTCTTCCTTCAACAGCTTCAAACTGTCCTTTAGTTTTAACAGCTTTGCCTGTTGTTTCATCTACTAGTTCATAGCCTGGTGGTTCATAGCTTATATTATATGCTTCATTATATTCGTTTTTTCCTTCAACAAGAATACTGCCATCATCTTTTCTTGTTAATTTAATATTTGGTAAATCAGGATTTGTATATTCCATAAGATCAGCGTCTATTTTTTTACCAATAGATCTACTTACAAATTTATCTACAAAATTTGGAAACCAATCTGGCATAACAGTATTTGAGTTAGCTAATTTTTTTACAAGTGGAACAGCGGGTTTAAAAAATTTACCTAGAATAGGTATGGATGCTATACCTGCAGCAAGCTTCATAAAAGTTCTTCGACCTGGATTTTTTGGTCCATCTTTAAAACCTACTCTACCTCCAGAATTAAAAAATTTACTTACACCTTCACCGCCTACAGCTATAAAATCTTTGTAACTAAGTTTGCCACCAGCTTTTAAATATCTTTCAAAAGCTTCTAATGATTCTTTGATAGCTAAATCTGTTCCATCAGATCCATTAGAATAATTAACTCTGCCTCCAGAATTATAGTTAATGTAATCAGCTATACCTCCAAAATCTGCAACTTTAGATGATCTTTCAGCTGCTGTATCAGCATCTGTTTGTGCAATGTAATCTCTTAATTGTTGTAATTGTGAACCAAATTTTTTGTAAACATCTTTACTAACATTACCTGCTTTATCTCTGAACGCTCCCACTGCTTTATAAAAATCTTCTTCTCCTTTTTCATATTGTTGTGGAAAAAGCATTTCATCATCAGGTCCTCTAAACTCACCTTCTTGTTGAGCTAATGTCTGCATTGCTTGACTAGCTTTTTCAAAATCTAAAGACTTTTGAATTTCTGTTGTATCTATACCTGCTTTGACTGCTTCTTTTTTAAGTCTAGCTTTTTCTGTGTCTCCAAATAATCCATAAGTAGCATCAGCTACAATTCTTTCAGGTGGTAATCCGGCTTTGTATCCTAAATAAGTTATTGGTACAGCTGCAGCTAATTCAAATCCTAAAGCTGCTGGGCCAATGAACTCTCTCATAATTGTTTTACCAGCGCTAAGTTTTTTTGCTGCGTTTGCAGCAGCATTGCCCGAACCTTTTGCAATAGTTTGTTGTTTTTTAATATCATCAAGATAAGCCATTGGATTATCACAAGCTCCTCCTTCTGCGGCAGAGCACTTAAATCCAAAGCTTGCTAATTTTTTAGCAATATCTTTTATTTTTGATTTAGAAACTTTTTCTTGCGATTTCATCACAGCTTTTCTATTTTCTTCAAACAAAAATTGATCAACTGGATCTGGTGTTAAAGTTGCTGTTGGTTTTTTACCACCTTCGAATTGAACCTTTTCAACGTTGCCTTTAATTTCTTTACCTTCAACTATACCTGTTGG